CGGCCAGCAGGATGGTTTTCTTCATGTGATCTTCTTTCACGAGGTGAGGGATTGGAGCAGCCGGTTGGCCGCCTTCAGCGCCGCAGCGGCTTCATGAGCGTCCCGCTCATCCAAAGCGATGCGTTTGACCTCGGCGATCAGCGCCTTGGCCGCGTCAGCCGAGAAGCCCGCATCCCGCAGGGCCTGTTCGGCTTGACGAATTGTTTTGATGCCGGCGACATCTGCCGCCTTGACGCCGGTGATGCGCGCCTTGTCGTTCGCGGGGAACGTGACGAGGGAGACTTCCCACAAATCGACTTCTGTGAGCGTGCGCACGTCCGTTTCGCGGTCGTAGTCCCACTTTTTCGCGATAAAGCCAATCGACAAGCCGTTGATGGCGCCCATCTTGAGCAGCGCGTGCGCCTCCTTACCCTTGACCGTATCCAGGGCCAATTGGCCCTTGATCTTCAGGCCCTTGCTGTCTTCGACCATCTCGGTCCAGACGCCGATGGGAGCGGTCTGGTCGTGCTGCCAGAGCATGGCCGGCATCGTGCCAGCGGTCTTGTGTGCGTTGAGCGAGGTCACGTAGGCGCCACGGGCGATTACGTCGTCGTAATCGTCGCGCACGCCGAACACCGAGCCGTAGCCCTCGACGGTGCCGTCGTCGCCTGCAGCCTTGAGCTCGAATGCGATGTTGCGGACCTCGCGGCCGCCGGCCGTGTCCCGGCGCTCCAGGTCACGCGGGAGGGATCGTTTTTGCATCATTGGTTCCTTGTTTTCCCTGACTCATGTTCAGAGGTGTGAGAGGATCGTTCAGACCGTCCAGGGGGTCCATGCCTTCCATATCCCGGATTTCATTTCGGGTGTAGACGCCGAGCTCGACCATGGCACGCGCCCACTGCGCGCGGTCGGCCATCGATCCTTGCGTCAGATACCGCACGTCGAACTCTGCGAACAACGGCCCGGAGCCGTCCAACAGCATCTCGTCGATACGCTGCGTCCAAGCTCGGTGCCACGGCATCAACGTGTGTTTGACGTGCGCGGCGAAAAAGGCTTCTGAACTGGCGAAGGTGGCCGACTTGTCGCTGTGGCCGATCATGATCGGGAAGACGCCGTACACCCGGCAAATTTCTTCGATCTGCAGGCGGCGCGTTTCAACATGCTGGGCATCGACACCGGTGAGCGCGGTCGAGACCCATTTCGCGTTGTTGTCGAGTACAAACGGATCGCCTGTACGGTTCACACCGACGAACTTCCGGATCCAGGCGGTCAGGCGCTCGTGCTGCTTTTCATCGAGCGTCTTCTCGACGGTATAAACGCCGCTCGGCCGCAACCCGTTCTCGTGCATTGCAGCTTGGCTGCGCTCGGTAGCCATCGCTAGCCCGATTGCCGAGCGCGCGAGCGTCACGGCATTCATGCTCTTGGTCCAGTTCCACTGCAGTCCATTCAACACGAACACGTCATCGGGCTCGAACTCTCCGATCAAGCCGTACTCGTCATAGCAGCGGTAGCGAAGCTCGTAACGCGACAACCGACGCACTTCCCATTGGCCAGGCTCGACCGGGATCAGCTCGCGCACCCGCCGATTGTCGCCCCGCACCTTGATCGAGAGAGCAGCGCCGGTCAATGCGGCGTGCACGGTCATCATGCGGCGCCACTCGAGGGACGTCTGCCATTCGTTCGGCCGCCGCGCCAACAAGCGGTATTCCGGAATGTTGACGGCGCGCTCGCGCGTCCCGTCGTCCTTCTCGCGGAACACGCCCAGGCTCGGCGTCGCGCAGCCATCGGCTATCACCTTCACGCAGGCCAGAACGGTCGCCACCTGAAGAGCGGTCTTCGCATTCACGTGCACGCCGGCTATGATCCTTTCGCCCGTGCCATCGATCAGGTCCGCGACCTGGTCGTAGGTGAGCTGGGCGGCCTTGCGCCCGAAAATGCGGTCGAGGAGTTTCAATCTTTGTCCCAAAATGAGGTCGTGTCGGCCACACTGCTTACCGCTCGGCTTAGCGCCATCACAGTCGCGACGACGCCGTCGATTCGTCCGTTCGCGTTCGACTTCTTCTTGTCGGGCCGAAAATTGCCGTTCGAGTCGAAAAGCAGCGCGGTGTTGGCGGCGCACCAGCGAAACACTGGGTTGCCGCCGTGCTGGAAGAGCTTTCCGTACACCAGCTCCTCGAGCAGCTTGCTGCCCGGGTACATGCCGCCGGTGTTCTGCGGCACCTCGACCAGCGGAACGCCTTGATCGAGCAGTTCGTTTGCCAGCTGCAGGGCGTTCCAACGATCGAACCCGATTTCCTGCACGTCGAAGTCTTGCAACGACTGCAGGATTTTCAGGCGCACGGGGTTGTAGTCGGTTACGTTCCCCTCTGTGCCGGTGATCCACCCAGCTTCCTGCCATGCCTTGTACGGGGCAGCGTCGTCATGCTCTTCGGCGTTGATCTTGTCTTGCGGGCACCAGAACCACACCAGGACGTACCAATCCTCGCCCTCTTCTTCCGGTGGAAACACCAGCGAATACGCAACCAGGTCGCGGGTCGATGCCAAGTCCAGGCCACCGAAGCAGCGCCGCCCCTTCAACAACGCAGGGTCGAACTTCTTGCCGCCCTTGTCCCACACGCTGATGTCGAACCACCCGTCAGCGCTGTTGCACCAGACGTTCAAGTCCTTGGTCAGGAAGTTCGCGCGCGCACCAGGTAAAGCCGCTGCCTTGCGGGCCATACTGCGCATGTAGTCCAGCGTCTTCGACTTGCCTAAGCCCGGGTTGGCCTTATACCAGTTGGCCTCAACGAACGGGTCGTCGTCGGTGTCGAGCGTGTACACATAGCCAAAGACCGCATCGTCGACGCGCTTCCCTTCAAGGATCGAGATCAGGTATGAGCGGACTTCGGTGCAGATACCGTCCAGAATGAAGCCTGCGGTAGTGATCGCGGACAGCAGTGGTTGCCGCCTGGCGCCGAGAGCGGTCTCCATCACGTCCCATACGTCGCGACTGCGTTGCGCGTGCAGCTCATCGAACAGGATCGCTGACGGGTTCAGACCGTCCAGGTTCTCGGCGTTCGCCGGCAATGGAGCGAAAACCGATGTGTCGAGCTCGACCTTCTCCTGATTCAGGCCGGAGAACACCTTGAACGACCTCGCCACGCCGGCCGAGCGCCGCGCCCACCGCTTGATGTTGTCGAACGCGGGTTTGAAAACCGTCATCGCCTGCGACCTGGTCGTCGCGACGGCGTAGACCTCGGCGCCAATCTCGCCGTCCATCGAGAACAGGTACGAACCTTGCGGCCCCTTCCATGTGCTTTTCCCGTTCTTTCGAGCGACCTCTTCGTAGCCGCGGCTGAAACGCCGGCTGCCGTCGACCTGCTTACGCCAGCCATAAAGCACGGCGGTCCAGAACTTCTGCCAGGGATCCAGCAGGATCGGCTTACCGGCCAGCGGTCCCTTGATGTGGACGAAGAAGCGCTCGATGTAGTTGACGATGTGCCAGGCATGGGCGGGACTAAACGTAAGGCCCCGCGCGCCGCCGAGCTTCATGTCCTGGTAGTGCCGCTGCACGGCCAGGTAGACGTAGCGCCCGACGATGATGTCGCCGCGTAGCACCGGCAGGCCGTACGCTTCGTCCCACTCGTGCAGGACATCCGGAGTCAGTTCGAGAAGCTTCTTCCTGGTGAGCCGGTAGCGTGGTTTACGAGATCGCTGAACAGGTCGTCCTGCCCGCCGCGTTCCCCCGTGTCCTTCCGCACTCGCGCCAACGACGGAATCGTCAGACATGCTTTTGGTAGCCATTGCCCCAACTCCATCTTCAGCCGCTTTTCGTCGTCAGCCCAGGGCGTCGGCGTAGCCCATCCTGTTTTAGAAATCTGTACTCGCCCCTCCTCAGCACACTTCTTCGAAGCGTCGAGCCAGTCGATGAACGTCCGCACGATGACGGCCAGCGGCATCCCCGCCGTCAGGTGCTCGATGCCGGCCTGTCGCAGCGATTCGCACAAGTAGTCGTAGACCTGCTTTTCCTGGTCGGTCAGCCCGATCACTGGCGGAGCTTCCGGCGACGCGATGTCCGCCGACGACTTGACGCTCGACGCGCCGACCGCCGGCGGCGACGCAGCGAAATTTTTGAGTTGGTCCATATCCTGTTCCGTTCGTGTATTTCACCGAGGGCCAAGGAGGGGACGAACTGCTCACACCTCGACTACGTAAACCCCCCGGGGGTAGTTTTTCGTTCCCATAAATTTGCGGTTAGGGACCCGGTTTCCATTTGCGAAGGCGTAGAGATTTACCCCGCCCCGGGGGTTTTCCTGGCCGCGCGGCCGTGCCACCGGCCAGCGACCGCTTCGCCCCGGCTCTTCGTCTCGTGGCAGTCGTCGCACAGGGCTTGTTCGTTGGTCTCGTCGTCGGCCCCGCCTTCAGCCAAGGGGACGATGTGATCACGCTGCGACGCCAGCTTGGTGCGGCCCTGTCGTTCGCACTCTGCGCAGAACGGCGAGCGCGCGAATAGGGCCGCGCGCATCGCCTGCAGCCTGCGCCCGGTAATGCGTTTCATCGGAACGACCTTGACCCATGCCTTCTTCGGGTGAAGTTCGCATCGACCGCTACCATCGTGCACGAGGGTCCGGCAACCGCTGAAGCTGCAGGGCCGCGGTGCTGACTTGGGCATGGTTACCTCTTGTGGGTTCGTGTGCAGACGTCTGCACACGGCTCAGCACGGGATCCCGTGCTATCGCTTCAGGTCTGGTAGTGCACGGACTAGGTCGGACAAAGTCTGCGATGGAAAGCCATAGCCCTTTGCACATAGCAGCTGCTTCGCCTCCTCCGAATCGGCCAAAGCGCGGCAGATCCGATCGACGGCAACAGTGTCGGCCTCCTTCGCCAGGATGGCTGGACGCGTGCCGAGCACGGCACGCACGATGCGGTCGCGGTAAATCAGGATCAGGTCGGGCATGTTGCCTCCTGCACGACCAAAGGAATTTCGCCAGCACGCTCACGCAGCAGCTCACCAGGTAGTAGCTGGGGACGCATATGAGAGACGACGGCACGGCCGGCGAGATCGCGAACCAGGACATGAAGCTCAGCAGGCCTACGCTCGATCAATCCGTTGACCTCAACGCGCAGCATTGGCGCAGGATAAACCTCCGCCCAAGCGCTCATGATTTGCGGTCTCCAAAACCTGAGACATCGCGCCAATCGGTCGTGAACAGATAGTAGATCCATGCGATAGCGCCAATGGCCACCAATGTCCACAACACGCCGTACGCCCATGCAGGCGCACCGAGACGGTCCAGCAACAACCACCACAGAATGGCGCCGCCAACCGGCGAACGCACGGGCAAAGATGAATGCTTGATCACGATCTTGCGCTTCATGGCATACCTCGAATAAAAAAAGCCGCCGAGACATCGAAGCACTCGGCGGCCAAGTCCAAAACAGGGATGTCTTGGAGGAGACACTGGTCGGCGACTGGCGCCGCAACGTTACCGGCGCTTGCCCGGGAACCGGCGCGACTTGGCCTCGTACACGTTGAATTCAATCGCGGCCTCTTCGGCATCGCGCTGCGTCCCACGCATTGCCACGTCAGCGAACTTCGTGCGATCGAAGACCTTCCAGCAGCCATTACTCCAGCGAGCCTGATAGCGCATGGGCGCTCCTTCCTGATGTGGTTTGGAAAAAGAAAAAGCCCCGTCGGGCTCACGCCGGACAGGGCTCTTTTGGGAGGAATTCTTACTCAAGTCGCAATTGCTTCGAGAGTGGCGAAAATATATCCTAACTGTAACAGTGCCGTCAATCACTTTCTGTCGGCATTGCAACACCATCTTTAACGAGGCGCTCTTCCAAGTGCTGCAGGGCGAGCTCTTCGAGCTGCCGAAGATGATTCCTCATCTTGAAGCTGGCACGCTGGTACGTCATCGGGTTCCCACCGAACGAATCTGCCAGGTCGCGGAACGAAATGCCGATTTCCTTATGGCGGGCAAACAAGCGGCCGAGCATGCAGTCGATAGCGAATGGCTTGATCCGCGGGAACATAGGCCGGAACCAGTCGGATAATCCCTTGATCGCATCGATGCGCTCAGCGGAGAACGCAAAACGACGTCCGCCCGTGCCGACAGCTGGCGCGACGCCGTCCGTGAGAGTGCGGCCATTGGCCCGGTCGACCGCGATCTGCAGCATACGCAGGGTCGACTCGGCGCGGGCCAACGCAGCGCTGACGTCGCGCACATCGTCGCGCGCGGCATAGTACGCGGCCCGAACCGACTCCTCGACCGATGCCGGAGCGATCCGGCCTTCGTACGCGAGATGCTGCTCGCGCGTTGCATCGAGGGCCTTGCGCGCCTGGCACAGCTTCTCACGTTGGCCTTCGACCTCGGCAGCTGCGCGCTCAAGTGCCTCCGCCAACTGCGCGCCCGTCAGCTCGCCGTCGCCGACGTCTTCAAACTCGACGTAGCCAAATATCGCCTGCAGGGTCCACATCTCAGCCGCCGGCAGATGCTTGACCGCTTGCGTGACCATGACGCATTGCGCCCGGACCTCATCGCCAGTCAGGCCGCCGAAGTTCACCGTCTCCGACGGCGCCCCGCGCAGCTGATCGAGCCATTCGCGCTGATGGCCTTCCAAGCGAATCGACTCCATAGCGCGAATCAGCGCTTTACGAAACGGCGCCGCCTGCATCGCAGGCTGGCTCATCACCATGAAAGCCACGTGCACGGCTTGGCCCGTGCTGGCGAAGATCGTATCCATTTTCTGTTCCATTGCTCCCATCGCTACCCTTTCAGTTATCCCGGCGCCCTGTATCGCCCATCCGTCCTTCGTTGCTGCTATCGAACCGCCCCGATTACTCATCTTTTTACTTAACCCTTCACACGATTCATATCCTTAACATCCGTAACCCTTTGTTTTTTTTATCTTTATTAACGATGTGAAGGGTATGAATGGTTATTTGATCTTCTCGTTCAGTCTGATTTGGACTATTAATTTCATTGCGCCGCTTCTCGCGCACGCGCACACATATAGAGAGACCTTTCATACCGTTCACACCGTTAACATCTCCTTTTCTTTCAATGACTTATGCATGTGAATGGTCTGCGGAATGTGAATGGTCAACCGTTAACATCGGCGCCTTGGTCGAATCCACCGCCACGGCTCCGGTAGGACTGGTAGTGCTTGCTGAAGACGGCGCTACAGGCCTCACACCAGTCGGCCAGCGTTCGCCCGTCGGGCAGGTCGCCGACCATGAACACCATGCGCTGCTTGACCTCTTCCCCGAGTTCGTACTTGATGAGCTTCTTTTTCAGTGTGCCGCCGGCGTATCGCTCGATCTCCGGGCTGAACTTCGTCATCGACGTATACGTCGGTTCGCCCGACCGGGTGCACCACACCCTGAACGCGTCGAACAGCTGGTTCACCGAGACAGTGATAAACGGCAGCGGGAGGAAGCCGCCGGACCATTCGCGGTAGAAGCGCTCGGAGGGCGCCAGGCTCTTCTCGATTAGCTTGTCCTTCGCCTCGTTGTAGATCGGCTTCGTGTGCTGGTCGAAGTCACCCATGTCCAGCTCGTGCATGAGGTGGTAGTAGAACGCCTCGATACCCCCCTCGCGGATCTCGTCCGCCACGCCCTGGTAAAACTCCCGGGGCATCGCCGGCGGCGTCCACACGACCAGGTAACGTCGATCGGTCTTGTCTAGGGCGAGCGGCTGCAGCTCATTCGACAGGAACACGAAATTCATCTGATTCTTCTCGACGTGCTCGGGCAGGCCCTTCGGGTTGACGATCACGGTGTCACCCGAGATCAGGCCCTTGAGCTTGCCCTTCATTTGCTTGAGCTCGGCGCGGGTGACGACCTCGTCGGCCACCATGAACAGCTTCATCGACGCCCAGTCGTTGAATTTGCTCTCGAGCTGGTCGTTGCCGATCACGTAGCCGTAGTCGCCGTAGATCGGCTTGACCACGCGCTCGAAGAAGAAGTTCTTACCGGAGCCCTCGTCGCCGTGCATGATGATCGAAGTTTCCATCTTGGCGCCCGGGTTGCGCAACGGGTAGGCCAGCCAACGCAGGATCCAGGTCGTCAGCTCGTGGTTACCGTCGCACAGGTGATGCAGCAGCAGTTGGATCTGGAAGCACGCGCCCTTCTTCGGCCTCATCGGCCAGCCATTGAAGAGATTGACGGTTGCCGTCGGGCCGCTCTCGGCCGGTGACGGTGTGTCGCTCGGATCGAACACGATGTTTTTCTTCAGGACCCAGCGCCGGGCGTCGCCGCTCCAGAACTTCATCACGTCGCTGTTACCGACGATCGTGCGCATAGCCGAGATGCGCATCAGCATGCGATGCCGGCAGTCCCACACCATGTCCTCGCCGTAGATCAGGACGAAGTTCTCGAGGATGTCGTTGACCTTGTCCCAATGCTCGGGCCCGTACACCTTCTTGGGCTTCTCCTTTGCGGGCTTCTCGCCGTCGTCGACGTCCTCCCCCTCCCCCCGCGCGGGAGCGGAGCCTGATGCCTTCGGCGGGTACATCTTCGCGTTCAGCGGCACCACATTCGACATTCCATCCTCCGCGCCGTACCGATCGTCAAAATCGTCAGGTACGGCGCTGTCCGCCCCTTCTCCTGGCCGCTCCGCACCGAGGGGGGCGGGGGGAACACCTTCGGCGTCGACCGCGTGCGCGGGTGGGGCGGAGGGAGGATCGATTGGACGCTGATCCGCAGCGAAAGTGGGAGTCGCCGCAGGCTCATCGCCCACCGCGGCCGCTTGCGCGGGTGGGGCGGGAGGAAAGGATGAGCGCTGCTCCGCAGCGAGGAGAGGGTCGGCAGCAGGCTCCAGCGCCGCCTCGGCCGCTTGCGCGGATTCAGGGGCGGTGGGCTCGGTATTGCGCTGCTGCGCAGCGAGGATGGAACGACGAACCTGCGCTGCTACGGACTCCGGCCCTTCCTCGATCTGCAGGTCGTTGTAGTCCGTGAGTTTGCGGCCAGCGCGATCGACGGCGAACGCCGGCACGGCCACCGACGCGTTTCCGACTTCGGCGGCCGCCGCGTGACTGCTGGAGACGCCGGCGTTCTTGAATGTCGGCGTGCGCACGAGACGGCCCTTGCGCATGTCAGCCTCGATGTAGCGAATGCCCTGCGCGTCCTCACGCCAGCGAGCCAGCACGTCGACGGCCTCGCCGTCGTCGGCGCGTACCGTGTGCGACACGCCGTCGATTGGCACCTCGACGGACACGCCGAAGTCCTCGAGCAGCCGCTCGGCGAACCGCTCGACGAGCAGATAGTCGTCGTCAGCCAGGAAGAGCAGGTGCGCATCCGGATATCGCTTGCGCAGCAGCCGCGCGACGTGCACCAGGTTGCCAGCATTCAGAGCCATGACGACCGGAAGGTCGTACCACTCTATGACGGCCTTGCGCGCACTGGCACAGGTGGCATAGCCTTCGCCGATCGCGACGATCGGGGCGCCGGCCAGCTTGCCCAGCACGTGGGCGACGCCGATCGCATCCATGCCGCTGTTGAGCTTCTTGTCGCCGGCCGGGTCGATCTTCTGCAGGCCGAGCAGTTGACCATCGCGCACGAGGGGGATCATCAGCAGCTTGCCGTCGGGTGTGACGCGCAGGCCTTCGGCCGCGACCTGCTTGCGCACCAGGTAGGGATGCTCTACAGGAACACCCTCGCCTTTGCTCCACTGGTCGCGTGCGCGGTTCGCAGCGAGCCGCACTTCTTGGTCGCGCTTTTCCTCTTCGGCCTTTTCGGCAGCGCGCTGCTGGCGAACGTACTCGGCTCGCTCGTCGGCTGACATCGTTTCGACGTCGACCTTGACAGGCACCGTGTTGCGGTTCTCGCCTTGGAAGAAGCCGAAGGCGCCGGTCACGACCACGCGGCCGGTGCGCAGCTTCAGTTCGCGCAAGATATACCAGCCCTTCTTCTTCGGGCCGAATCGTTTGAACTTGCCGTCCAGGACGGGGTGATTCGCTGGCAGAGGCGGCATTCCGTATTCCGCCATCTGCGCTACTACCTGGCCTACATCGCTCATTCAGTGACGCCCTCGCCTTCGACGGTAATGCTGCTGCGGTACGCGACCGGCCGGCCTGCGAGCACAGACGGGATGTCGCGGTAGTCGAATGCACCGGGCCGCATGCCACGCAAAGCCGGACGATTCCGCGGCGACAGCGGCAGCTTCGGCGGTACGTACGGGCCCGACGCGGGCGGCGCATTGTTCACCGGCGTCGTCGGAGCGACACCCAAGTACGAGCGGCCGGCAGCGGTAACCAGGTACACGTCGCCTCTGCCATCCACGAGACGCCATACACGCAGCTGCTGGATCACGTCGCAATCGAACACCCGAGACGATTGGCCGAAGCCGCATTCTTCTTTCCAGCCAGCGGCATCGCTTTCACCGAGGGCATGCAAACAGCTCAGTGCGCGATATGCGAGACTGCCGCGGCGCGGGCCGTTGTGCTTACTTGCTGCCATGTTCGCCTCCCGGCTCATTGACGCCGTACACGCGGACCATGAGCGCAAACAGCTCGGCAACCGCCTTTTGCAGTTGCTTCACGTCGCGGTCGAGGATCGCCTCTTCCTGCTTATCGATGACGCCGTCGTTGCTGAGGGCGCCGTCGAAGTCGCGCGAGAAGTTGCCCAGATAGACGTACAGTTCGTTGAACTTACGCATGAGGTCTTCGTTCTCGCACTCGATGTCCGGCAGACGCACGAACACGCCGCCACTGGCCCGGGCAATCGCATCTGCGTAATGCGACGTTTCCGACAAAGCCTGAAGCGCGAGCGACTTTTCGTCGGACAGCTTCTGGTCCTTGACCTCGTAAATCCGATTCCGAAGAGCGTTCGTGCTCATGCCCAAGAAGGCAGCAGCCACGTCCCACCCACCGGTTACCGCATCAATCATCTGCAGCTTGGCTTGACGCAATTCCATACATCCCTCGGCTTTGTTTTGGTTTTGCAAATCTTTACTTAGAAGTAAAGTTGCACTGTTGAAAAATTACGGTTTAAAAACAAGCTATGAACTTGATCGAAGCTGTTCGGCAACGGCGCCTGGTGCATTGGCACGATCAAGGCGTTGTGCGAACTGTCGAGCCCCACTTATTTGCCCAGTTCCCTGGTGCTCGTCTGGTCCTCATCGCTTTTCAAATTGCAGGCGAGCCTCCGAACGAGCCCCAACAAAGCTGGAAAGTGATCGACATTGGTGACGGACTGAATGTCGAGCAGGCGAAAACATTTCGTCACCCAAGACCTGTGCCTCCTCATCTGTTGATGTCAGCGCAACTTGTGTATGCATCCACTTCGGCGGATGTATAGAGAAATTCCTATGGCAACTTTTTATCGAACAGAAAGCCGCCGTGCGCATCAAGGTTGAGTTTTGGAAGGGGTAGGATTGCTTGGGGTATGAGTCGCGGCTTCTATCTCGACTTCGTCCGCGAATTTGTTCAATGCAATAAGAGTCGAGCCCTTGGGATCATGCCCGCCTGCAAGAATGCGGCTGATTGTGGGCTGCGTGACACCGGCCCGGTTAGCGATAACCGCTTGAGAACGCTTGTGCGCCACCAAAAACTGAACCGCTTCCTGCGCTGTACGAAGAGTCATGATCGGAAATAAGGGTTGTTTTTGATCATTCTATACGAATTCGTATTGCTGTCAATGCGAATACGCATAAAGGATTGCGCGAATGTATGCGTTAACGCATATTTGTAGGATGAGCAACTCTCCTCCATCCCTCGTCTCGAAGAACCTCGAATGGCTAATGGCCCAGAGGAAGACGAATCCTTACGAACTGCAGCGCGTGACCGGCGTCCCGCAACCGACGATCCATCGCATCCAGACGGGTGAAAGCAGCGATCCACGGACGAAGACCTTGCAACCTTTGGCCGAATACTTTGGTGTGTCGGTGGCCGATCTTCGCGAACGCGATCTATCCGCCCCAGCTGACGCGCTGGAGGGTTTGAAACCGGGGTCGTATATGCGCGTCGAGGAAGCCGTCCAGGGCGACCAGCGATTCACTCTCATTCCAAAGGTGCGTTTGCGGCTTACGGCTGGCATCAGCGGCTTCGAAATCGAGCCGGAGCCGTTCGACGGCACTACGGCCGCGGTACCGACTGAATGGATCGAGCGCAACGGGTACGACCGCAGCAAGCTGATCGCGATCATGGTGCGCGGCGAGAGCATGGAGACGACGTTCTATGAGGGCGACCTGGTCGTGGTGAACACGGCGGACCAGAAGCTGGTCGACGGCACGGTGTACGCGGTGAATTACGAGGGCGAGCCAGTGGTGAAACGCCTGACGCGCGACGCCGGCCAGTGGTGGCTGACGTCGGACAATCCGGACCAGCGCCGGTATTACAGAAGGACGTGCGACGAAAGTACGAAGATCATCGGCCGCGTCGTGCGGAAGGAAAGCGAGCGGTTTTGATGATGTATTCGATCCAGCGCCTGTGCGATGAACGTGTGGCGGTCGTGTTGGTAGAGCGCCGCGCGCTGTCCGAGCCTCGGGCGAGCGGCCTGCTCCAGCAGCTGCGGGACGAACTCTCGGCGCCGGTGATGTTGGTGGCGCGCGACAGCGAGGGGTGGCTGGGCATCCGCGCGCGCGCGGAGTTCGACCCCGAACCGTACATCTATGCGCTGCTCGGCATGCGCGATATCGAATGGGCGCCGTTGCAGCGGCGCTGCGAAACAGAAGGTGCCTGACATGTACAACGCGATCATCCCACTGGCTGAACCCATCGTTGCGGTGCAGGTCGACGCGGCCCAGTTGGTCGGGTCGGCGGGCGCCGAGCTGCTGGCACGCCTTGAGATCCACTTCATGCGGCCGGTTGTGTTGGTCGCGTGGGACGAGGCGGCGCGGTTCTTGAGCCTGGGCTATCCATGCCCAGAAGATGCGCTCACCGACGAGGATCTCGAATGGCGGCAATTCGACTTGCCGCCCGAGCCCGAGATACCTTTTTAACGTCCACAGCAGCCCGCCACGTGCGGGCTTTTTTTTGCTCCTTTCGTATTAATGCGCCTTCCCCTGCAATGCGAAAGGACATCAAATCGCTCTAGACTATACGTTTTCGCATTGACTTGACCAATGCGTAATCGTATAGTTCTCTCCAGCGTGACCAGCTCATCACTTATTGAGCCGCGAACTGGAGGGCACAATGTCGCAATTCCGCATGTCTACGGAGCGTCAGTGCACCTCTTCCAACAATGTTGAAAGGATGCACTCGTGTCATATTTTCTAGTGACTTTGCGCATAGGCGCTCGTCTGCCCCAACAGTTTTACCGCGCTGCGTACAGCTCTACTTCCGCTTACGACTCTGTCGCCAATGAACAAGGCGACGATGTCTTCGGCATTACGGTAGTACCAGCATGAGCCGCAAACCCAACGCCCGAGCTCGCACGACGCCTCTTGGCACAGACGCATTACATCAAGCACTCGAAGACGCTCGCGACCGAGTCGAACTAACGCGCTTCTGCAGTGCACACGTCTGCACACCCGACCAGGTATCACAGGACGGCAAACGTCTACATCTGCCGCACGTGCTGCAGCTCATGCGCGACCGGGGCTATCAGGTATCTGAGCCAGTTCACGCACCCCACCAGCCGCAGCGCGGATATACCGCGTGGCTCGTGCACATCCGCATTCACCGGGCCGAATTCGACCTCGGTTTTTTTACGCCTGACGCGGACAAGACTCGCCCCGTCAAGAAACCTCAACCATCCAACCTGGAGCACGCATGACCTCGACCGAACTCGCCACTACCGATCAACCAATCATCACCGCCGCGGGCGTCAGCGACCAGGGAACGTACGGCCTGTACGCGATCGAAAACATGCGCGCGTCGCCCGACAACCGTAAGCGCTTCAGCGAACAGGGGCTGCAGGAGTTGGCTGCGAGCATCAAGGCAATGGGCGTCGCCCAAGCGATCCTGATCCGTCCCGTGACGCCGACCGCCGATGCGACCGAGGAGTTCGAGATCGTCGCCGGAGAGCGTAGGTTTCGCGCATCGAAGATCGCCGGCAAAACCCACATCCCCGCGTTGTGCCGCCAGCTGAGCGATCTGGACGCGGCCAGGATCCGCATCCTTGAGAACCTTCAGCGCGAAGATCCTCACCCGATGGAAGAAGCCGAAGGCTACCAACTACTCATGCTGCAGCACGGCTTCTCGGCTGACCAGCTGGTCGACGAGGTGAAGAAAAGCCGCGCTTATATCTACGGCCGCCTCAAGCTGTGCGCCCTGACGTCTGAAGTCCGCGAGATGTTTTTGGACGACAAACTGTCGGCGTCTACCGCCTTGCTCGTGGCGCGCATCCCCGTGCCGGCGCTGCAGATCAAGGCCGCGACTGAAATCCTGACGCCGGACTGGCAGGGCAACACGATGTCCCATCGTGCGGCCGCCACTCATATCCAAAATCGCTACATGCTTAAACTGGGAGCGGCCGTTTTTTCGCTCAGCGATGCGAAGCTGCTGGCCTCGGCCGGGTCATGCGTCAAATGCCCCAAGCGCGCCGGCAATCAGCCGGAGGTCTTCGAAGGAATCGACCCTAACGTATGCACCGATCCGGACTGCTTTGCCGAGAAGAAGGCAGCCCATTACAACGCAACGATCACGGCCGCTAACAAAAAAGGCATTCCCATATTCGAAGCCTCCGAAATGCACGCCTTGATCAGCAAGTCATGGAGCCGGGATTCGGAGCTGGTGCATGCCGACATGCACCTGAGCTACTTCGAGCGCAATGCTCCTGCGACGGGAAACTCCGGCTACGTCAAGGACCATCTGAACAGCGACACGCTGCCCGCTGCCGCCGCATACGCTAAGAAAGGTGATGACCAAGTCATTGTCTTCTACCGTCGCACTGATGTGCAGCGAGCTCTTGAGGCGGTGGGCGCCTGTGAAACCGTCGAAGCACACGCAGAACGCATGCAGTCGATTGCCGAAAATCCCGAGCTGGCGCCAACCAAGACGGCGGCGCAGTTGAGGCGAGAGAAGGAAGCGGAGGAACACGCAGCGGCCCGGGCACAAAAGGAAAAGGAAAGTGCCTTCCGCCTTTCCGTCTACAAGCAGCTCCGTCAACGCGCAAGTATCGCTGGCCTCAGCCTTTTGTCACTACGAGAGTATGTCCGGGCAGTTCATGACGATCGAGGTCTCGATTCTGACGTACACAGCCTTTACGACTTCGACGTACGCACCGACCTGGACGAATTCATCAATCACGCCGACGCCAACGCACTGCAACTGCTTCTGCTGGACCTCATGCTCGGTGACCGCCTCGATGCGGCTTGGTGGCACGGCGACGCGGACGACGACGAATTCGCACCGATCATGGCAATGGCACGCCATGAGGGCATCGACGTCGACGCAATTCGCGCCGAGGCACTTCAGCCCGAGACACCCATAGTCAATGATGAGCCGGTCCATGTTTCGATCAACGTCACCAACATGCAGTACGACGACCTGATGGAATTCCTCAAGGACAACCCCGACCGAATTAACGAACTGAACACCGCAATCAACGCAAGCCCACGTGGTGATTTGACCGGCCAGCTTGCCGTGGCGGCGAACCACTTTGGGTACAACTGGAACGGAACAAACTTCGAGAAAGTGTCGGCGTCGACGGCCGAACATACTGAGGACACTCTGTCGACCACTGTCGCCGAGCAGGTCGACGCGACCCCATCTGCAGCACCTGCAGAGACTCCGGCAACGACCGAGCAAACCGATCCTCCTCAAGTGGCGGCCGAACAGGCGCCAGCCCAAGACCAGGACGAAGGCGCACAGCTCGCCGAGCAGCTGGCGGAAGTGACACCGACGTCGACCGATCGCGAAGTGCAGACGTCTGCACCCGAGAAAAAGGCTAAGGCGAAGCAGGCACCGGCGAAGAAGGCCCAGGCCACGACCAGCAAAAAAGCGACGGCGACGGCGACGGCAAAGGCGAAGTCATGAAGCTTAGCGAACACACGATCAGCGCGATCGCGCGAGCCCTGCTCGACGCTCGACGCGATCTTTCTAAACAGCTTACTTACTGGCGTGAGCGCCAATACACGGCGTACGTCGACTTGATTACCACGGATCTGCGCGTAAACGCCAATGCGCTGACCGAACTGGCGGACACCATTGCGCCCTGGCTGAAGCAGCACCCCGACTGGCCCAGCATTAGTACAAACGACCCGCTCACCATAACCTGAGGATACCCATGAAACAGATCATCAAGAACATCCAGCGGCGCTTTGCCAGTATGTACAACGCTTTGACTGGCGTGCCCAACAAGCACAGCACGCCGGCGCAAGCACGACCGGCGCACTGCGGCAACATCCTCACGCTCGTCGCCCACCTGTGCGACATGGACGATGACATGCAACAGTACGTCCTGCGCTGGCTAGCCTACCCGCTGCGCAACCCGGGCTCGAAGATGTCGACTGCGCTCATATTCAACGGCGGCCAGGGCTCCGGTAAGAGCCTGTTCTTCACGCACGTTGCCGCCGCACTTCACGGCGACAACGCAGCGAAAATTCGTCCGAGCGACCTGCACAGCACATTCAACTACTGGGCGGTCGGCGCAGCCCTGGTGGTGGTCGATGGCGACTTCTCTTCGCGACACTTAGATCGCATGAAAGCGTATCAAGCAACGGAATCCTTCGAGATCACGCTCAAAGGGCATGCGCCGTGTTCGGTCGTCAACCGCATGAATTTCGTCTACCTCACGAACCGTGACGATTTTCTGCCGGTCGACACCGGGAGCCGGCGCTTCGTCGTCGTCGAGGTGCCGCCAGCCCGTCCCCGCGATTTCTATCGCGCGATCGCTCACGAGATCGCCAACGGCGGGCTCGAGGTCTTCCGCGAATATCTGCTGCATCGGCTCGACATGGGCGACTTCAACGAGAACACGCAGCCGCCGCCGACTTCGGCGCCGCTCGATGGACGGCGGGCAGCATGACCAGGCCAGTTGATGCCGACCAGGTCGCGCCGCTGGACCCAGGCGCATACAAACATCAGGCTCTACTACTCAAGTCCGCACACTGCGCCAGGCCTGTTGTGCATGAGGGCCTGCATCAGTTTATCAATGGGCTGACGTTGTACCACGATGGCGGGCGGGTTGCGATGATCGTGTACCTGGCCGGAATCCGCGACGGCATCGATAGCAGCAACGTCCAGATCAAAGCCACGAAACACGAAGCATGTGAGGAGAAGCAACGTGACTGATGACAACCTGATCGAGCGCCTTGCCGCGGCCGTAGCCGACCGCCTCCGTCCGCAGATCCCGATCGAGTACGACGTGTGGGACGTTGCAACGATCGCGCAGTGCCTGAAGCTCAGCGAAGCCCAGGTACGTGAGCGCCTGGCGCCGCAACCAGACTTCCCTAAGGCGATCCGACTGCCAACAACCAGTGGTGGGCGGGGTCATGCTCGCTATCGTGCTAAGGACGTGCTCGCGTGGATGATGAAGTACCAGGACAAACACTGAGGCACAAGCGGGAATCGAAACGGTTCCGAAATCCGGAATCGAAAAGCCACCATACGGTGGCTTTTTTCGTGGATCTAACGGAGCTTGAGAGGACCTTATTCCGGAGCATCCATTCGTGTGCCGTCCTTAAACACTATCGTTTTAACCTCATAGACCGCAGTAATTTTTTCTTGCTCAGCGTTCCAGAGCTTCATATCGTTGTCCATAAAGCGGTTGATCTTAAGACCGCTACCCCGCTCAACTTTAGTTTGCTTAGCTCCAACACCTTCGTCGAACGACCATCCAATATTCACGATTTTGTCGCCGAACATATCCTTGAGATGAAGCACACCTTTTACCCCGGCAATGTCCTTATCGCTTTTGTTATCGAATGCCAAGTCGAGTAATACCATGCGTTGGTCGTACTCTCCGGTGGAATTACGCTTCGCGACAAGCGCAACGGAAAGCATTTTCGCAAATGCCTCCTGCTGAGCTTTGCGTTCAGCCTCAACTTTCTTCTTCAGCTCCTCAGCCTTGGCTGCTTCGACTTTTTCCTTTTCGATCCACTCGTCCTGCTCTTTGATGGCTTGCCCGACGGTCACGCCGGATGGAAGGCCCTTGCCAGCGAACGATGTCCGCATGATGTAACCTGCCAACTTGTTACCCTCATCAGCGGTGAGCTTTTTGCCCATCTCCGCCTTCTGCTCCTCAGTCAACTTCGCGATCTCGAACTTGTGCGGGTCTGAGCAGCCCAGCAGCATGCCGGCTACAAGCGTCAGTGCCACAGCATGTTTGATATGGTTTTGCTTTCTCTTCGACATTGGAATCCCTTGCCTTGTAGTTATGACACCAAACAATACTACAATGCACATATCAAAGGTTGCTAGTGTGCAAAAAATACAGATAAGAAAAAAAGTTTTCACGCTACGCACGAATTACTCACGCCACCCAATAAGCCCTTGATTTTATTATTATTTGGATTCCGGCCGGAGGCACCAACAGCTTGCAACGCGATGTACCGCTTTTCCCCGCTTCCCGAGTTAAATCAACAACTTAGGAACAGAAACAGGTCAAGTGGCCTTCGACACTTCCACGCTTTTCACCGCTTTATCTCGCTCCTCATTACGCACGTTTTACGCCATAATTACGCACGGGTTTACTCAGCTGGAGTTTAGGGCGTGGCTTCATATGCAAAACGGTCGAACGGCTGGCGCGCGCAGATCGCGATCCAGGGCATCCGAGAATCAAAAGTACTTTCAACCAAGGCTGAGGCCGTAGCATGGGCAACGGCACGCGAGACCGAGATCCGCGCCGGCAAGGCAACCGGAATTCAGGCTGGACGAACAGTCGGCGATGCGTTCGATCGTTACGAAAAGGAAGTCTCTGTCACTAAGCGCGGACATCGCTTCGAGACTCTCCGGCTGGCGGCAATCGGCAAGTGGGAGATCAACGGCAAGCCGTTCCGCGACATGCGGCTGGTCGACGCGAGCTCCGAGGTGCTCGGCAAGTGGCGAGACCATCGCATTAATATCGACAAGATGAGCGGCTCGACCGTCAACCGCGAGCTGAACCTGCTTTCGAACGTCTTTGCGACCGCCGCCAAAGAGTGGAAGTGGATTGCGTCCAGCCCGACTTCGAACGTCCGGCGCCCGAAAGAATCGGAGCCTCGTGATCGACTGTACACCGACGACGAGATCGAGCGGATTTGCTTGGCCCTGGGCTTCGACCTTGACAGCGAGGAGCACATCGAGACGGTCAGCCAGCGGATAGCCGTAGCCTTTTTGTTCGCGATCGAGACAGCCATGCGCGCAGGCGAGATCTGCGGTCTGGTGCCGCGCGACGTGTCCGGCCGCGTCGCCACCCTCACCGAGACGAAGAATGGCACCAAGCGAAAGGTGCCGCTATCGAAACGCGCTGTGGAGCTGCTCGAGCTGCTGCCTCTACCCGAGGGCGACGGCACGCTGTTCGGCGTCACTGCAAAGTCGCTCGATACTCTATTCCGCAAAGCGCGAATTAGGGCCGGCGTCGACGACGCCACATTCCACGATACACGACACCTTGCCATCACTCGGTTAGCGAAAAAACTAAATGTGCTCGACCTAGCGCGCATGGTCGGACACCGTGATCTCAAACAACTACAGGTGTACTACAACGAAACCGCCGAGGCCATGGCCTCGCGTCTAGACTGACCTGCAGCAAGCTCCAGTATATAAAGGCCTCGATTGAACTTTGATTAACATCAGGGCGATACCGTGCGTCAAGGCCAAGATCGACGGATGACGATAGATCGCCCGAACCGCACCCTCTCAGCCGACGTCGACCTCGCTGTGATGGTTGCCGAGCACATCGGTGCGCACGCCGCAGCCGCCTTCTTGGCGAGCCGCGGCGCGGACTTCGGACTTCGGACTTATTTGCCGGGTGATGGGCGAGCCGGCAAAGAGACGGGCGGCCGAGAGTCCGCCGGCGCCGGCCATACCTCTAGAACGCACCGATTTTGAGTCTTCATGATCAAGTACGTGCCGCTGGGCGTGATGACGTAGAAGTCCATCATGGCGCCTGCTTTTCCGAAGCTATTTTCACTGCGCCGTAAGCGGCGGCGCAGGACTGCAGACCGACGATGGCGTCGTTCCTGGTCTGCCGCAGCCATTCAAGATCCGCTGCAGCTCGTCCATCGAGACTTGCGGTTGCTGGGCCGCCTGCAGGATCCAGCCCGGCAGCGGGCGCACCTTGATAGTGTCCTTCTGGAGCAGCACGGCAGGCCCCGGTGATGGCGACTGACAGCCGGCGACGGCCAGCAGCAAGGTCAGACTGCAGAGCAGCCGAGTTAGCTTGTTCATGGTTGAGCTCCAATTGAAGTTTGGCGAGGCTGTTCATTGCGCCATCGAGGTCGGCTTGGGCATTTCGCACCCTGGCGTTCGCGTCTGCGAGTTCCGACTTCGCTTGCCGGTCTCGTTCGACATCGATCGCATCGCGCCTAGCGGCCTCGATGGCAATTCCGGCGTCGACCAGATGGCCGCGGTACCAAAGCGCCGCACAGGCCGACGCGACACACAGGATTGCGACGGCAGCCCAATACGGCATTCCGAGACGCACGCATAACGTCGTCAACATGTGATGATCTCGCCGTTCGTGACGAAGCCATGCCAGCAGCGATTCGGATAAACACGCTGGATCGACGGCGTCAAGGTGAGAGTCTCGAAGTCCGTTCCAGTGCGCTCCCAGCGCGGGCGATCCCGGCCCGCGTCGAAAGGAAGGCCGCCATCGGGAGGATTCGACAGCGTGACGATTACCGGATGCTCGCAACCACATGGGCAGTCAAATTCGAGTGCTACGGCCTCTCGACGCGGCACTGGCGATCCATCGGCATTAAACACGCCGTCGCCACCAGAGCCGATCCAAGCCGGGTTCAGGTCAGTCAGTTTCATTAGAGTCCTTTCATGCAGAGTTCGCGCTCGCGTTGGCGGCGCCTCGTCAGCCCGGCCACCTCTCGGCCAGCTGCCCTGTTCCACATCAGCAGCGCCTCGCACGCGCCCACCATGTCACCAGCGTTCGCGCGGCGCGCCATGCTCGAGCCGCAGAACGCCGGCACGCCGATGTTGAACGCCGCGTCGACGAAGGCCACCTTCTGGCCGTCCGTCAACCGCTCCATCGGGACGCACTTCGCGATGCCAGCAGCGTGCCGCTCCAGGTCGCGATCCAACTGGACATCGCACTCGGCCGGCGTGTACGTCTTGCCGGCCTGGGCGTTCTCGGTCGCACCGTCGCAGTACGTGAGCACGCCGCCGATGTCGCGGTAGGTCTTAAGTACCCTGCCCTCCTGTGCCGGCGTGAACGCCAGCAGGACGGTCGCGGCGACGGCGCCGACGACAGCCAACAGGCCGCGCCGCCGCATCTTGCTCTGATCGACCGCCATGTCACGCACCTCCTGCTTTCTTCGTGAGCAGATCTTCGACCTGCAGCCAGCCGCGGTACACCTGCAGACCGAACTTGATACCGACGATGGCCAGGCCAACGTAGCGGAACGTGTTCGCGCCCAGGTGCGGCGCCAAGGCCGGCAGCCAGCCTTCGAAGGTGGCGATGATCTGGTCGGCAAACGGGTACAGGACCAACAGCACCGCCCAGACGTACTTGCCTGCCAACTGCAGGCTTGCCTTGAGCCGGGCGATCATTGCTTGACTCCCAACTGCGCATTGAGCGCACGTTCTTCGCGCTGGTCCTTGCGGGCCATGTAGAAGAGATTCGCGGCACACGTCACCAGGGCCGTGATAATGCCCGCGATGACGCCCCACTGCGTCAAGGTGAGCGATGCGACGATCGCGACGATGGCGCCGGCGTAGCTTCCGGCTTCAGGTGCACTTACTTGGGTCATTGATTGCCTTTGGCGCTGGGCGTAAAAAAGCCCGCGGTTGCGGGCTGGCTGAGAAAGGTGAGGGCCGCATGAAGCGTCCCGGGATCGAAGCGCGCCGGATCCGGCATGCCAAGCGCCGCGGCGACGGCCTCGCTGCAGAACCACTTCCGCTTATCGTCGCCCACCGGCGAGAACACGAAGTGCACATTGCCGAGCAGGTCGTACGTTTCCCCCTGGTGCGCGTCGAACCACTGAAGCGCCGGCAGGGCCAGATGGTCGGGCAGGTCGACGAAGTCCCAGAGCGCCGGATCGAACGTGAACCATTTGATCCGCACGCCACCATCCATGTACGACGCAGACGCGGCCTGGCTGTCGTCGCCGGGTCCGCCGTCGAAGAAGATCAGCTCCACGTGCGAATACGGGCTGCGCGTCCACCAGCGCACCAAGCGGTTGTAAATGCCCGGCACGCCGGCATGCGTGCCCTTGTAGAAGGCCGCCTTCATCACAGCCCCGCGGCGGTGATGAATAGCTGGTCGAGCGCCTCGGCGTCTAGGCCGATCGCCCCCGCAATCTCGATCACCAGCGGCCGCGCGCGTTCGAATTCGAGCGAGTCTTCCCACTCAATCTGGGCCATGCGCATCTTCTGCGTGCCCTCGGGCGTGCCGTCGTCTAGCGCCGCGATCGCCACCGGCACGTCGTCGAGAAGACCGCCCAACAGCAGGGCCTGGCGGGCTTGACGTCGTGTCACAGTTACCGGTACTTCCGGCTTTGCTGCCTCAGCCTCTCGCGCGAGAATCTCGGCCAATTCTTCGGCCGTGGCGTCACGCTCAACCATTTGTCCTAGTTCATTGTCCCATTCTGCAATCTTCACGTTGGTTCCTTAAGTGTTCTTGACGCCAAAGACGCGCACGATGCCAGCAGTGATATTGCCGGAGCTCATGAAGAGGGTGAACCCGGAGCAGGCCGCACTCCCGGCGTAGAGCCCGTACGTATCCATTGGGTAAAAGGTGCTGCCCGTGTCACTCATGGCCCCTCCGTTGGCCGTTATGGACGAGGGGCTTGCGGCATTCACGTTGCGCACTTCAATGGAACAGCTCAGCGCGCTGTTTGCCGCGGTCGCGACGTTCGCCGGGGTCAGCTGGAAGCTCGTGTTTCCGGTGGATATGCCTGCCGAGCTGCTGTACTGGTGTATGTATACCGAGTTAGCTTGCGATACCCCCGCCTGAGCCATTCGCATCCGCAGCGTGGCGGCTGCACTGGCGGTCATGCCCTGAATCTCGATGATGTACTTGTCATAAGTCGAGGTGAACAAGCTCAGGAAGTTGATCGCGGCAACCGCTGTGCTGACGGTGTAGGAGCCCACCAGAATCAAGTTGCTGGAGTTGCCAGCAACGCCTTGGTCCCCCTTGTCGCCCGTGCGCTGGAAAGACAAAATGAGAGCATCACCCGCAACGAACGGGCTGGCCGAGCTACCACCTCTGAACGTGACGTTGATGCGTTTGTAGCCCGTATAGTCCACGACACTCGTCACGTTAAAAACGAGCCACTTCGTTGTGTCTCCAACTTTCTGCAGCCGGACAGTACCAGGCACGCTAGATGTAGACGCGCCAAAGTCATTTAGCAAGCTCGTCATATCCACGCCGGCCGAGCTTGTCAAGTTGACGCGTAGCGCGATGGATGACGACTGGGGTGTGCTCGACAAGCCCAATTTGCCTGAACCTGGATCAACCTCCGAAGCCGAACTACTGAACGTATATGGCATGGCGTAGGCCCCGCCATACGCAATGCTGTTCAGGTTGGCCTGAAGCGCGTTTGTCTGCATGCCCCAAATTGGCATATTGGTCATCAGGTACGCCATCGCCGCGTTGAACGTATCCTGATCCATCGTTCGCGCTGGCAGCAGCGCAGGGTCTAGCAGTGTAGTGATCGCCATTAAACAGTTCCTTGGATTTGCAAGCTCATTGCAGATTGCGTCGGGTATTGAATGACGCTCTTGAAGCTGGTGTATGTGCCGAACAGGCACGCTGACCCGTACGCGGCCGTCCCGATCCAGGCCACAGGCTTTTGCCGGTAGTTCTCAAGCGACTCGATGACGCTGTCGATGTAGGTGTTATCGATGAGGACATCGACGTCCATAACCTTCGCGAAGTTGCGCTTCTGTACGTTGCTCGTACCGTCGAAATTGAAGTTGACGGTCGAGTAGTCCTTGATCTCGCGCGAGAGGCCGTACTGCGACAACCCGACGTCGACCAGCGGGCCCAACACGCACATTCCGCACTTTGGCGTACCGCCAGGCTTTCTCAGCGCGATCGTCACGAGTCCGGTGTAATACGGCGGAAGCTGGACGGAGACGGCGTACGACTTTCTGCGAATCCGCTTGAAGCACCAGTTGTAGAACGAGCTGCCCGAGTCGGCGATGATCAGATTTTGCGTCTCCTGATACACCAACCCGTCGTTCGGGTCATAGCAGGAAATGCGGACATCGCTCGCGTCCGCGTTACCGATGTAAACGCCCTGCGCGAGCGCCTGAGCCGCCAACACAACGATGATTTCTTCGGGGTTGCTGGTCTGCGTGTTGTTGTACTGGTCAAGCATCGCCCAGCGGTTTGTGATGCCGTTCGGCGCCCAGGCCGTGGTATCGGTCAGCGCCTTGCCCACATTACCCGCGATGATCGACACATAGATGTTGTGCGTGGCGGGATCGTGGACAACAGCATCCTTCGCGTAGGTCGTCGAGCTGTTGTAATCGGGTTCCGTGATCGGAACATTCGAATACACCAGGCCGGCACCAGTAGCGACCCCGTCGGCGGTGCGGGTCACTGCAACGCCGGCAGTACGAATGTAACTCGTGGCGCGATCGACCTCTACCTGCACCCGCGTGGCCTGCACGGAGTGTCCGATTGTCGACGAATTGACCGTGCCAGGGTAGATGAGTAGCGCCGTGCTGGATGCGGCTGATGGGTAGACGCGCGTTATTTTTATAAATGTGTCTGCTGAGGAACTCAGGCCCGAAATGTAGAAGGCGCCTCCGGTTTGGAAGTATGCGGTGCCGGGGCCATCGATTTCTATTAACGAGTCTGCAGCGGCCCCCCAACCATTATTCGTAGGAGTCCAGTCATACAGGCCAACCGTGGCCGAGTCAGTTGAACCGGCGCGTAGGGCCAAAGTGGCGACCACTGTTTGACCCGCACTTTTAGCCCCGACGTAGTGCTGGCGGAATTCAGAGGTGCCGCTGTTGGTTTTCGTGACATAGTAATACGGGACGCCGTGGAAATCCGCGTCGGATAACGACGCGGACGCCCCGCCCGTCCAACCCGCCACAAGGTTCTCCGAGTAGGTAATCAAGTTCGTGGCCGCCGGCTCGATGAGCGCATACGGTGCCTTCGTCAGATCCATCGGGTCATACGTCACTGCGAACGAACCGGCCGGCACCTGTACCAGCGTGCCAGTGCGGTCAAACACCCACTTGGGCGACGGACGTGTGAAAGCCACGTCGCCCATAGCGACGGGATCGATAATCATCATGGGATTTAAGCTGGTTGTGCTGCTGTTACAAGGCGGGGAACTACTTTGCAGTGCCGATGGGCATCAGAAAAAACAAAGGCGCCGAAGCAAAACGCTTGGCGCCCTTTTAGGCTAGGCTGATTGAGGTTAGTCGCCTGAGCTTTCGATCCCGAATGTCATTTCATTCAGGATTAATTGCCAAACCGGGCTAAGACGCGCGCCCTCTCCCTGAACTTCAGTGACGCGATCCATCCTCTCCAGAAAATCAGTCGCAAGAGCTTTCTTGTCAGGGTGGGTCTCGATCAAGGAGTGAACTGCCGATTGGTAGGCAGTCAGCTTTCCCGATACGTCCCTCAATACTTCGACCATTTCCCTCTGGGCCAGCACCATTTCCCGAAGCACCTCGCCGTCCGATTGGCCCGCCATATTTGCACCTCCCCTAAACGGTTAAGCTACCGCCTTTGTTTGCAGGGCATCCGCCCCGTAAATGACCCGCTCGAGCATACCATTCATGGCTTGCTGCTGCTTTACCTGAGCAACATTCTCAACACTGTTGCTCTGCTCGAGCCGCTCGACAGCAGCGCATAGCTTGTCCAGCTTCGAAGCCAGCAACGCATCGTTTTTACTCGATGGACTGCTCAGCCGGCTCATGAGGCTGGACGTCTGGCTCGCATTGAAGATGCGCGCCGGCCCCGTAGCCTCCAGTTCCGGACCGTTCTCACCAACGAGGCGCCAACCACCAGCAAAATCACCGCCGGTGGCGAAGCCTGGAATCTTGTAGCCCGGGTCTTTCTGGGCTGCCTTCAACCAGTCTGCCTTTTCGGTCTCATCCATCGTCGAGCCGTACGCCTTCATCCAGAACGCCAACCCTTCGGCATCTGGCGCGCGACCCAGCACGTCCTTGTAGAGCGTGTTGAGCGTAGCTTCGGTCGAGCCCTTGATGCCATCGACGATCTGCGACACTGGCGCGCCGTTCGCGGCGGCGTTTTGCCACCACTCCAGACCAGCAGCATCTGGAGCGCGGTGTAGAGCCGACTGGTACGCCCCGTTGATGGCCGACGTGGCACTGACGATCGGGTTGCTATTTGCAGCCAGGACCGCAGAGGTCAGGGCCGCCACTGCATCGATCAGCGTCAGCCCGTTGGTGTTGATCCCCTTAAGGATGTCGACCTGCTCCTGGGCCTTCGCAAGCTGCTCGTCCAACGAATCGAGCTGATCCTGCGCAGCCTTCAGAGCCTTCTGCTCGACCGACAGCTGGTCGTCCGTCACATCGCCAAGCGCCGCGATATCGCTCTGCGTCTGGTACAGATCCTTCAAGTAGTCCTGATAGGTCGCAAAACGATCCGTCGAATCCTTCGAAACCGCGCTTAGCGCATCCTTAAGTGAATCCACATCAGGCAGTTGGCCGCCCGCCTTGACACTAGCCAGCACCGCACGGATCTGGGACTGCGCGGCCGCGCGGGCCATTACTTGCTGGTCCGGCGACTTGATACTGTCCAGCGCACCGCGCAACGACTGCGACAGGCTTTGCAGCTTGCTTACTGCAGCCGTGTGGACATTGACGCTCGCCTGTACGGCCTTCTTCTCCCGCTCGACCACTTTCTGCAGGACCGAGAATGCGTTGTCCACGTTGCCGAGGACAATCGTCATCGCATCTTTCTCGGCCTGCAGCGCGGACACCCGGTCGTACAATGCCAGGTTGCTGGCGTCGATCGCTGCACGTTCCTTCTCGTGCAGCTGGGACGATGTCATCGTCAACTCGTCCAGCTTATCCTGCAAGCCCTTCCGTTCGTCTGCAATTTGCGCCAACGACTTGGTTGCCGACTGGGACGCCGGGTAAAGCTGATCGATTGCACCAGCCACGCCAAGCAGCGCGGCCGCGCCGGTCGCACCAGAAGTACCCAATGCGATCTGAGCCTCCACCTCGGCGCGATACTCGTCCCTCGTCGCAGGCATCACCAGCCCGACCTTAGCCAGCGCATCAGCGACCTGGCCGGACAACACTTTTGTCTTCTCGGCATCGCTGTAGAAGGCGTCGTAGTATGTGCCGGCATTAGCAGCCAGCGCATCGATGCCGCCGGCCGCCGACATCAAGGCCGACACGGCGTCGTCGCTCAACGAGCTGAAGCCGGTCAAACGTTCGCCCATCACCGCAAGCGCCTTTTCGGTCGCATTGATCGTGTCGATGGTCTTGCTCAGATCCTCCAATGCAGGAGAGTCCCCCAACTGATCCAACATCTTTTCTGCCCACGAAGGCAATCCGATATCGTCGAGCGTCGCACGCACTGACTTGCTGACTTCGGCCAGGTATTGCTTTTGTCCTTCTTCGCCATCCGCGAATTCCTTGGGCGCCCAGCGGGATGTACGCGCGTCCTGCCAATCCAAGACCTTCTGGCCGTCTTTGCTGATCCTCAACCCGCCCCAGGCGCCATCGCTCGACGAATCATCCGCGAAGGCAGTCGATGCCGCATAGCCGGCCTTCTGACCGAACGCGGCTGCGGTGCTGTTAAGGATCGAAACCACGCTCGTTGCGATTCCGGCGGTGAACTGGTTGGTCGCGCTCGAAACCGCCGTCGTCTGGAAGTTGAGGGACTCGGCCGCTACCGTGCTGGCGTTCCCGTACTGGTCAACGCTGGCCGCGCCACCGGTATGCGGCGTACCCGAATGGTCTAGCCCCTTCGCGAGCGAGTAAATCGCTATGGCGGCAAGCGCATACGGGCCGAGCGCGCCGGCACCCATGCCCAAGCCAGAAGCAACCGATCCGTTCGAAATCATGGCGCCAGCTGCGGAAAGCCCGGACGACAGACCGGTACCCGCAACGGTATTCATGAAGCCCGACGCCGCGAAGCTGCCAAAACTCGACAGCGCGCCGGTGATACCGAGGCCGTTACCGATCGCGCTGCCGAAACCACTGCTCACCGCGCTACCCGCGGCGCCGGCGGCGCCTCCGGATCCAGATACGGCAGCGCCGATGTTAATGACCCACTGCTTTACCGTCATCTGATACAGCAGCTCGAGCAATCCGTTCTTCAGCGTGTCGCGCAATCGATCGAAGGCAGATTTGCCGCTATCGAAGATGCTGATGAACGTGTCGTGAGCCGTGTTTTCGACTTGGCCCCACAGGTCCTTCTGGCGAGTGATTTCCTCCTTGGTGATCACCTGGTCGGCCTGGGCTCGCAGCGCCGCGGCCTGCTTGCGGCTCTCATCGCCCCATTGCCCCGACAAATCGATCGCATCCTGCACGACCGCATTGAACTCGAGGAGAGCGGCGCGATCACGCATGCGCCCGGCCGTGACGTCGGCGATCTGCTTCGACGTCATTCCGAGCATGTCGATCTCATCTTGCCCATCGCGCACGGCGTCCTGCTGTGCTTTAGATTGCGCCTGTGCTGCCTCGAGAAGATCTGCGTAGTTGCCGACCGCTTCGCGATACCGCTTCTGATCGAGCTCGAATAGATCGTTGCCGCGCTTGAGTTCGCGCGCATCTGCGTCTCGGCCGATTTGGTCGATCTGGCCCTGCAACTCCTTCACCTTGGCCAGGTTGTCGATCTTCCCGCTTTGCAGCTTTTTCTGCGCCTCCAACGCATCACGCTGTTCGCGCAGCGCCTTCAGGTCGGCATCTGCCGACTTGTTGATCGAGTCCTCGTCATTCAGCTGGCCGGTACGCTTCAGGAAATCGATCTGCAGCTGGGCCTGCTGGTTGTCGAACGCGCGGGCCATTGCCTGACGCTGCAGTGCAGACGTCTGCAAATCGATCTGCTTGACCGCGTTCTTGTAGACCGTCGAGTTCTCGCGCGCGTCCTTGTTCACCTGGGCCACGTAGCGGTTGTACTCGGCCTGACTGATTGCACCGGTATCAAGCGCATTCTTGAGCTTCGTCAGTTCGCCGGCAGTCTGGGCATTCACTCCATTCAGGCGATTGCGCAACTCGAGCGTGTCGTTGAGAGCCTTGTCCCGCTTCTGCTCGTCCGTCAAGACGATCTGGAACTGAGCGAGCCGATCGGTCGTGTTCCTTTTCAGGTTCGAGGTCTCGGCATCCTGAGCGGCCTGCGATTTAGCCGCAGCGCCGAGAATCGCTTCGCTCTTTGCGTCGACTGCCTTGCGTTCTTCCTCGGCCTCGGCGACACGTGCACGTCCGATATCCTGCACCTGCTGCAGCGTAGAGCCGTCCATCAGGCCTTTGAATCCCCCGTTGAACAGCGTGACGGCCTGCGCGGCGAACGCGCCGATGTCCTTGCCAATCGTCTGGAAGACGTAAGCGATGTTCGTACCCACGACTGCCAGCGCTTCGAACGTGGTCGTCAGGATCGCATGCAAGCCCGTCGCTTCTTTCACGGCCTGGCCTTCCTTGCCGGCCGCGCCGCCGACGGCGTCAAGAATCGCGCTCAGGTCCTGCAGGGCGCCGCTGACAGCCAGTACGCCCGATAGCATCGCTTCGCCGATTCCGTTCGCGGCAATCGTACGGAGGACGCTCTGCCAGGTATCGCCGAGGTTGCTGATCGCGCCGTCGAGCGTCGCCGCACGCAACTCCATACCGCCGCCGAAATCCACTTCACCGATCTTACGCAGATATTCTTGGATCTCTTTCGCGTTGTTCCCGATATTGGCCGTCATGCCCTTGAACGTCAGGGCCACACGGTCACCGTTCTGCTTCGCTGTGATGCCAAATTCTTTGAGGCGCTCGAACTCGCCCGTCGCGGCATCCGCTACCGCCTCCACCATCTGGTTGAGGCCTTTACCCATCGCCGCGGCCGTGTTGCCGTAGGAACGCAGCGCACGTTCAGACGGGTCTAGACCAAGGTTGCGCATCTTGATGAAGGCTTCGGTCGCCTCCTGCACGCTGTAGGGCGTCGTCGACGCGAACGACTGCAACGTCTTGAACGCCACCGCGGCGTTCGCCGTGGACCCGGTTGCAGTGATGAGGGAGGCGTTCAACTTGTCGAACTCACGCTGGGCATCGACAACCTGGTGCACGAGCGCCGCGAACGAAATGCCTGCGGCCATACCAATCAACGCACCTCTGGCCATCTTCGCCATCTCGGCGATGCCATTCACGGCACCACCGACCACACGGCGGGCATCATCCATATCGCGCTGCAGGCGCGCGATGTCAGCGCGCAGGCGGATTTCCATGTCGCCGATGATCATTCGATCCTCCAATGAAAAAAGGGCGCCACGCGGGCGCCCTTCAGTCCTTCTTATGCATTGCTTCGAGCGCTACCGCATCGAAAGCGTCGATCACCTCCAGCTCCCAGGCTGTGAACGTCACACCGTACAGCGTCTGGTATGCAAGGATGTCCTGTGGCGTGATCGGCCCGGGCCCGTTCACCGTCATCGAACGGCCGATACGGCGAAACGCATCCCAGATCGGACGCCCCATAACCGGCCACTCAATGTTCAGGAGCGGGTCGCGCGCGCCGGTATTCTTTGCCGCGCGCTGCAGGTGCGTACGCAGCGTGGCGCCGTCACCTTGCCGCGCCGCCAGTTCGTACTCGGCGCGGCAACACCCCGTCAGGCTTTCGCGGAGTCGGCGATAAAAAGCTCGGTTTTATGGATGCCGGCACGCACCTGGCCGCGGAGCCACTGTTTCGTCGGGTCCGTGAGCAGCGCGCGCACGTTCGCCGGCGTACATTCGACCGGGTGGCCAGCACGGGCGACGTTCCAGCCCAGGACGGAAGCGACCAGGTAATCGGTCTCGTCCTCCATGTCTTCCAGCGGGTCCGACGACGGCATCTTGCCAGTCGCGGCGAATTCCGCGCGCAGCTTGCGGGTGCGGGCCAGGTCGATGCGCTTGCGGGATTCGTGTTCCGGACTTGCCAGTTCGATGTACGTGCTGGTCGGCTCCTTCGTTTTCGGGTTCACGAGCACGAGGCGGCCGGTGGGCACGTCGTCGAAGGCGTCGATGTCGAGGGATTCCACCAGTTTTTTCCGCAGGTTCGACGGTTGGGTGTTTGCGTTCATGGTTTCACTTTCGCGGAGAGGTTGAATTTTGCCCGTGCCAGTCGCCGCGCCCGCGAAAGGCGACGGCGACCGGTCGGTGCCAGGGTTGCCGCTACTGCGGCAAAATGGTTATGCGGCCGAGTCTTGAATTGCGATGGTCGTCAGGTCTTCCGACTTGCCAGCGCCGCCGTCGGTGTTCAGCAGCGCCTGGAAAGGGATCGTCTGGATGAGGATCTTTTCGCCGTCATCCTTCGACGCGCCGTTGACCTTCAGTCGGTTGATCGCGAAGCCGATGAAGTCCGAGTTCGCGGAGCTGTCAGCCGTGAAGGCGAGATACGCGCTGGTTTCGGTCTCGTTATAGAACGCATCGCGCAGAGCCGTCGAATCGAACTTGGCGGTAATCTGTCCGGTGACGATGACGCGGCCCGTGGCCACTTGGTCTGCAACGTTAGAGCCGATGCCGGGCTCGTTCGACTGGGCACACGAGATCTCGATGCTCGCACTCGTAATCGTGCCGCCGCTTGCAGAACCGACCTGCACAACGCCGTTCACGGCCGCCATCGTGCCGGTAACGGAAACGGGCGTCGGAGACGTGAAGTACTGCGCAGTGCCCGGCGTCGAATCCTTGCCGACGAACTCCACCGCAATGGTCGCCATGCCGGTCGCCGGCAGCGTGAAGGTAACCTTCGAGACTTTGCAGCCGCTGAAGACCTCGCTTGCTCCTGTAGCGCCGACGTCTGGATGCCAGTGCTCGATCGAGAACGATTTGTCGGTATGGCCCGACTGAGGCACCATCGTCTTCTTACCAAAGACGGTAAGGGTCGCACTGGCGATCGGGCCCTCGGCCTGCATGTTCGTGCCATTCAGGGTGATGCCAGTAAGGACCGTCGCCGTAACGTTCGTGACCTGGACATTCTTGTTCAGGTTGTTCGCATTGAACGCTCCGGCCGTCAGGCGAACGACGTCACCGAGCTTGACGCCGTCGGTGAGCCAGGAGCCGGCTGCGCGTGTGATCGTCCACGCGCCCGTCGTGCCGCCAACGGTGATCGACGCACTGGCAACTGCGACGCCAGCGACGAAGTCTTTCTTCAGCGCTGCAGCGATGAAATCAGCGTATGTCTTCGCCGAAAGCTCGCCGCCGATCGAGCCGCCGACCTTGCGCATGCCGTGGCGGAAATCCGCCACCTGGAAGTCCGGACGGATCTCGTTCGACTGGTAGGTGTCCTTCGTCAGTTCGAGGGACGACGTGACACGGCGCAGCGATTGCGCGCTGGCCGCCGTCGGAATGACACCATAGTTCGCGCCTTCCGATTTGTACGTTACTTGTTTATATACGCCCGAGCCAGTGCCCATGTAGCTTCCTTTTCAAATAAAAAAGGCCCGCAAACGAAAGCTTTGCGGGCCCGGGGTGGAACTGCTGATACCTCTAGTTCTGCTCGTGGTACGTGACCTTGAAGTCGATGCTCTGGAAGTTGTTGCCTGCATCGTCGGACATATCCGGCCCGATGGTGTCGCGCACCACGCTGATGACATCGACGCTGGCAATTAAGCCGCGCTGGAAATTGCAGGAGCGGCGCACCAGGTCGACGAGCCCTTTTGCTTCCGGGTACGCCTTCGCTACGATCGTGACCTGCACACGGCTCGTTACGACCGAGTACTCGGCATTCCCGTCGATCGAACCATAGGGAACGGAGCTCACCTCGGCAATCACGAGCGCGGGCAGCTCGACATCCTCCTTCAACGTGCCGGCAATGATGCGATCCGCCGGCACCTTCGCTACGACCGCCGCAGTGCCGACCAGCAACGCGCGGATGACCTTTACGCTCATGGCTCCTCCGGCGCCGGTACGTTGATGCCTTCCTTCGTCAGCCGCTGGCGAATCTTGGCCGCCACCGCGGCGATCGCCGCAGCAGCTCGCCCATCAAACGTTGGCCGGAAGAAGGGGTGAGCTCGGGCGCCAGGGTGATCAACCTCGCGCACAGCGGCCCCGTTCACGTCGAGCGCATGCCCGGGCTTCGCCTTGATCTTGTGCGGCGCCGTCCCGAACTCGACCCAATGCCAGTGCGGTGCCTTCTTGCCGCCTGCCTTGACCGACGCATACACAGTCCCACCCTTCGATCTGGTCGTGACCCGAATGCTCGCCCGCAGGTCACCGTCGTCGACGGGGGCGGCCCCTTGAGCGCCTTTCTTGATCTCGTTCGCTCCTGCGCGCATCGCCGCGCGCATGATGTTGCGCTCCACCCTTACGGGAAGCTGCTGCAGGAACGCGTCGAGCGCGCGGCCACCGGTGATCGCTTCATCCGCCATGCGAATACCCCTCCAGCATCCATTCGATGTTGCGGCGATCGTCCAGCATGGCCGGGCCGGCAATAATTTGCATGACCCGGTCACCCTTCCCATGCAGCGTTACGCGCATCGCAGTGGTAATCCGGTCGTCGATGCCAATCCGCAGCCGCGTGCGCGTCACGGCCGTCACCATCCCGTTTCCCGTGCTCTCCCCGCGGCTGGGCAGCTGATCCTGCACGTTCGCCCAGACGTGGTCCGCCACAACCTCCCAGGCGCCCGCGCCTTCGATCTCCGTGCCGTAGTCCGGGTCGCGCGCAGCCGTCCGGCGCTCGATCGTCACCTGCTCGTCCTTCCGAAACGGCGCCGTCATCCCGGCACCCAGAATCGGTCGAGCTTTTTGCACAAGTACTGCACGTTCGGGTTCGGAAAGTAATCGTTCTCGATCATACCCAGGATGTAACCCTTGATTCCGGCCGGGACCGATGTCTCGTCCGGACCGTATCCGCACACGTACTGCACCTCAACGGCATTGATGCGCGCGGCCGTCGCCGGCCAGGCGCGCCCCGGCGCCGGCACCACGTAACCCGGTTCGCTCTTGGTGTCGACCTCATAGTCTTGCGGATCCAGCGTCTGCAGGACGCCCGCCGGATCGTAAAACTTGATGTGCACCACGCTAATGATCGGAGGATGCGGCAGGCGGATCGCATCCGGGAACGCATCGAGCGTCACTTCCCAAGTCTGCGTGATGAACGCGCGATGCGTCTCGTGCTCGGCCGCATCGGTGAAATCCTGCACCTTTTGCTCCAGCTCTGCGTCCAACGACGTGCCGCTCGCGCGGGCCGAGGCGCGCGCGGCGTCTATCGACACCGCCAGGCCCGTGGGCCGGATGATCAGTCGGTCTGTCATCGTGGGCTCCGTTGCGTGGCTGACGGCCGGCCGCCTGCCTGCTGCGGCCCGGCCGTCGCCGGCGCGCGGGCGTACTGCGGCCCGACCGGCGCCGGAGGTTCTTTGGAGGCCGCAGCGCGCTCGATCTGCGCGCGCACGGCCGGGAGATCCGCTACGTTGATCATCAGGTGTCCACCTTGTTGAACCAGGTCGTTTTATCGAAACGTTCTTCGTTGTCGCAGGTGACACGGGCCACCCACTTCCAGCCATCTGGCGGGTCCGAGTCGGTACCGCCAAGGAACGCCACAACATAGGTGCGCTCGACGCCGTCGACCATCACCGTTTGAACTTGTGGCAGATCCAGCTGGACGACACCCACTAGCACCAACTCGACCGACTCCGCGGTCGTCGCCCGGTCGGCGAGCTCCTGGGTGACGTCGGCGACGTAGTGGCTTTTTTCGTCCGGATCGCGGTCGACCATCCATTTGTCGCCGACCTTGATCGGCACTTTTATGCTCATTCGAACCTCACTGTCTTGCTTCCACTGCCTTCGAACACGACGACCCGGCTACCGCTGCCGTCAAACGGGACGACGCGGCTGCCACTGCCTTCGAATTGCACGACACGACTACCGCTGCCTTCGAACACGACGATGCGCGCCAGGGGAATTTTTGATATGTCGATCGGACCCGTGCTACCGCTGTATCGCAGCACAACTGCAGAACCCGCAACCATGAACGCCGCGCTGTCGCCCTGGAGCCGGCGAGTAGCCTGCAACTTCGCCGCCACTCCGGTCAGCACGAGCGTTCCGGTTGCCGCCCGCAAGCGACGATTGAACAGCAGTCCTGCGACGCTTCCACTCAAGCCGAACGAGCCGGCCACCACGCCCAAGACGTAGGTCGGACCGCTTGGCCCATGCGCCGGCGTATATACCATCTGGACGGTGCCCGACGACAGCACGAATGCGCCAGGCGGCGCAGTAAGCCGGCGCGACGCGATTAACGACGCGGCCGTGGAGGTCATACCAAAAACACCGAGGTTGGCGACCAACTTGCGAGCCACAAGGATCGGCGTCGAGTTACCGGACATCGCGAACGACGCACTATCGCTCAGCAGTCGGCGCGAAGCCGTGAGCCCTGCTGTCGCCGCGGCAAGGGCGAACGATCCTTGACTCGCCTGGAGCTTTCGAGCCGCATAAACGCCTGCGGCAGCTGCAGTCATCGAGAACAATCCTGATGCAGCACTGAGCGTATAGGTAACAACGGCCGGCGCCACAATGTCGTCGCCGTCGTCTGCGGACGCGAATAACTGCCACGGGTCCACTGCCAGCGAGCGCAATTCATCATCTGCCAGCGTGCGGGACCACAAGCAAAGCAAACTTAAACCGCCAAGTGCGTATTGTTGCGTTCCCGATTTTCGGGCGCCTATCGTCGGCTTGGCAGTCGGGGTTAAAAGCGCCCCGCTCGGCGTGGCAGATGCAATCTGGCTGCCTTGGAGCACAGCATATCGGCTAGGTCCAGCACTCGCCCCCATGGCGAAGCCACGGGCCAATTCTGCTGCCGTCAGCGCGGACGGCACGGTGATTGTCTGCCCGCCAACCGAGTTGAACGGTATGAATTCAACCTTCCCAGCATTCAGACGAAATTGATAACGACGCGTCGAGCCGTCGTCATCATCGATTACGCTTTGGGTACCGGAAGCCGGGCCTGTGGCCAAAGCGAATAAGCTAAAACTTGACGACTGGGCTGCTGGAAAATCTGGAAGCGTGACGATCGGGTTACTCGCGATTAATGTTTTCGCACCGTAGCCCTGCGGCGTTACGACAGCCGCACCGATAGCGTTACCGAACTGCAACCCGTAGGTTGCCACGAAGGGCACGTTGTTCGCGCCGTTCGACCCATAACCGACGAGGCCTGTGGCTGTCACCACATAGGCGAACACCAGCCCCCGCGCAATCGGGTTGTTCCAGTCAATCTGCACGCGCCCATGCGGCTGTCGACGCATCCCGGCCATTACAGACTCGTCACGGCTTCAAGTTCGGCCGCGACCATAACGGCATTGGTCGTGTTTGCGTACGGCACGACGCGTAAGTACATGACTGCGCGGGGGATCTCGAACGACCAGCTATACGAACTGTTCGCGGTCGTGTCCCCACTCAAGGGCGAGCCGAAATCGCGCCAGTTAGCTGCATCTGCCGAAACTTGGACTTGCAGCTGAATCGCCGCACCCGGGGCGCTCGCACCATTTGTGACGGTCAAGGTCAACAATCCGCCATAGTAGGTGCGACAATCAACGGGGTTGATAGTGACGCTCGGCGCCGCCTTGGTGCCGCCAGCAGGAACGGACGCCGATGCCAGGACGGTCACCGCCGCTTTTGCGATTGCCATTATTTCTCCGTACCGTCAGGATTAAACAGCGCCTCTTCCACGTCCTGCGGTGTCAGCGGATCAGGCTCGCCGCCGAGCGCACATAATTTGTCGGCATCGCTCTGGGTCAGGACATCGCCCGGCTGGACATAGCTCTGTAGTGCCGCCTGGGCCACAGGTGATCCGATCTTCAACCGACCTTGCTCGAGCAACGGTCTTACATAGCGCATGGCTGGATCAGCCTGGATGTGGTCGAGCAGCTTATTGCCTGCCTCAATACCCAGCACCTCGAGCACCGTGCCGTTGCCGATCTCGCGCGCCGTCGGGCGGGTGCGACCGGTCGACAGGATCCGCGCCAACTCAACGAGGTCTTTATCGGCCAGCGGCTTGGCACACGCCGGATTCGCGCGCGCCGCGGCGCGCAGGGCCACTTGCTGTTCTGGGGTCATGATCAGGTCAGGGTAAAAGCGCCAGCGGCCTGGTCGAGGTCGATCAGAATACTTTCGCCATCGTTCAGGGTGATCGACGAGCCGTAATCGTAGAAACCGATCAGATCGCCGTTCGTAGCCGTGGCATTGGCCAGGACCACGTATCGGAACGGGCCGACGGTGCCGCCCGACGCGGTCAGCGTCAGGTCGGCCAGCACCTGCTTGTAGACGCCGCCGGTCTGCGCGGCAGACGTCGTGGCCACGTTACGCGACGAGCAGTTCGTGTAGCTGATCTGGGCGATATCGGCCGTGACGGCCGAGCCGGCCGCCGTCGGCGCCGTATTTGTCAGCAGGATCACCAGCTGGTCGGTCGCCAGGTTGTGCTTCTTCTTCGCGAGCGCCTCGACGAACGCGTAGAGTTTCGTGAATGCGGACATGGCCGGCCTTTCAATGTTCGGTCAGGAATGCGCCTGGACTGGCCAGGCGCGACGATTACTTCTTGGCGCGTGCTCGCGTGGCAGGCGCGGGGCCTTCGCCTTCGGCAGGCGCCGTCCAGCCTTCGGCCGTCGACACATCGATCAGGTCCTGGTCTTCGGTCTCGATCTCGGCGCCGGCTTCGAACCGCTCGATCTCGATGCCTCGGTGCGCCCAATCGAATGCCTCTTGTACGATCAGTTTCATTTCTGCTCCGGAAAGAAGAAAGACCGCCGCAGCGGCCTCTTCGGGTTGGTGAATTACGCCGCTGCGATCTTCAGCAGCTTGATCGCCTGGCTGTTGCGCAGCTTGCCGCCCACGCGCTTACGCACGTAGAACTTCACGAAGCCCGGCGTTGTGATTTCGTCGCGGGTGATGCGCATGCCGACGCGATCGCAGATCAGATAGCCTTCCTTGAAGTCGCCGAAGGCCAGCGGGAACGAGTTCGCAGCCACCGCCGGCATGTCTTCGGCCTCGACCACCGCATAGCCCAGGAACGTATCCGGCTGGCCAGCAGCGACGGAGTTCTGCCACATGTACTGGCCGGTGCTGTCCTTGTATTTGCGCAGCGACGCCAACAACAGCTTCGCGGTCACCCAGCGGGCGTTGTTGCGGTAGCGGGCCCGCAACGAGTAGACCATGTCGTAAAACGTGTCCAGGCTGGTCGGCAACGCTGCAGCTTGGCCGGACGCGATGTACTGCAGTGCGCCGAAGGCGCGACCGTTGTCTGCCGTCGCGACGGGTGCCAGGCCGGCCAGAAAGCCGGTCGGCTTTTTCGTACCGTTGCCGCCGATGAACGCAGCGCCTTCGCCTTGGCCCATCGCTTCGCCGGCGGACGTCACGAGCCAGTCTTCTACGTTGAAGAACAGGTCGTCGAGCGACTCTTCCGAAGCTTGCGGCTTGGCAGAGCCCATGCCGAAGGTGGGCACAACTTCCTGCAGGTCAGGCGTATTCGTCTGGTTGCGAGTGTCGGTCTCGCCCACCCATTCGAAAGTTGCACCGTTGACGTCGAACAGCTCATGGTAATCAGTGGTACCGACGGTGCGAACGGTCGCGATCTGGCGGATTGGGGAGAGGTCGACGGAGAGGCGTGCGATCTGCTGCTCGACCGACTTCGGAACTGCGTAGCCGCCGGCGGCGCCAGAAGTACCCGACGTTTGGGTCGAACGGGTTTCGTACTGGGCCCAATCGGCGTCATCGTCGCCCGTAGGTGCGGCACGCATTTCGACCTTTTTCAGGTCCTTGCCGCGGCGGTACAGGGCATCACGACGTTCCGGGTCGTTCGGATTGCGCATCCATGCCAGGAAAGCGCCTTTGTACGCGATCGCTTCCGCCGATTCCTTATGGTCGACCTCGCCACCGCCCAGCGCGCCGGGACGGGCCATCTTTCCTTCCAGCTTTTCGAGGCGGCTTTTCTGCTCGCTCAGCGAATCCAGCGCCTGGTCCATTTTCGCCAGCTTGGCGTCGAATTCGGCCGTCGACTTGCCGGACTTGATCGCTTCGATGCGTTCGTCGTTCGTGCGCTTGTACTCGGTGAACGCAGTGTTGATCCTGTCGATCGCTTCGGTCACGGAGCGCAGGGTCGGCTCATCGCGCTTTTCGTACGGGACAACCGCGGCCTTGGACTGGAATGCGGAGAAGTGTGCGGCCATGGTCGCGGCCAGCAGGATGGTTTTCTTCATGTGATCTTCTTTCACGAGGTGAGGGATTGG